ACCATTGACATCGATATAAGATGTCTGCAACTCAGTCTTTCTAATTTCGCTCGATCCAGCAATAGGAATGTTAACGGTTGATTCTCTTGACACTGTGCCAAAGATTTCACTTCCGGCAAGGTGCAATACGTTTCGAATCAATTTTTCATAGCGATCAAAAGATTGGGTAGCGATTACATCATATGAATATTCTTGATAGTATTTATTGTCACGTATGCGTACATCTACTTCATCGATGTGAGATGTCTTAGTTTCCCAATAACCAGTAGCTTTTCCACTCGTTCCAAGATGCACTGTTCCACGAATAATATCTATGACTCGGCCTGTCTTTTCAAGCATTATAACCGTTTCACCTTCTACGTAGCCAATGCCTGAGTTCATAACCTTAACTGTTTTGATTGTACCGCTAGCACCGAACACTTCACCTGGGATGTCTGAGTTTTTCCCCATGACCATCGAAGATGTATCAGGCGCGACTGAAAAGATCTTTGCAGAGGATCCAGTTTCACTTGACAAAAGAGTGTTGTTTGCAACAAACGTTTGACCGAACGTGATCGGTTTAATGTACACATCATTGTCAATGACTTTTCTCACGCGGCCACTCATCGCACCTTGTGTAACTTTTACGCCAGGCACAAAAGAACCCGTGATAGGAGAGGTGATTCTAACGATAAGATCAGGATAGTCATATGCTGCGATAAACGGATTCTCAATGTATGTGTAAACGTTGGTATCGTAATCCGAACCTGCGTTAACACCTTTCAATGTTGAAATAGAACCGATCGTCATTGGTACTAAAGTGATTGCATCGAACAGAGATGTTGTAAGTGTATCTGGATTTGCACCACCAACAATACCATAATTAGTGTTTGCGAGATCCATCGTTAGATATGGATTTACAAACAGCGTATCAATGTTAACTGTTGATGTGTCTGATAGAGTATTGATAGAAAACGTTGCACCACTTCCAGAACCAATCGCGTTTTCTTGAATGTAGTATTCACTACCATTCACGCTAATGTATCCTAATTCATAATACTGCTGAGGACTACTTACGCCTCGGTACACACCGAGTTCAAAATTCCCGCGGCCAACCATCGAACCTACGATGTTATTCGAAGTTATGCCAGTTACCGTATATGAACCCACTCCATTTGCGCTCAGCACATTAGTATTTGCAAAAACACCACTTCTGTTGTTCACCACTATTTTAGTGTTAGTAGTGAGGTCAACTACGATGCCGTGAACTTGAGTGTTCGTTGTAAGCACCACATTTGCACCGACGACGATTCCAGTAGTATTCGCGATGTACACATTCTGAATATTCTGTGTGACCGTGTCAAGATAGTTAATCACAGTGTTAGATGTATCAAGCTTAAATACAGTGTCTGAAATACATATCGCAGTATTAGCGTCAGCAGTGAAACCATATCCGCCGTCATTGTTCACAAAACTCACTGTGTCAGTCTGAGTGTATGTCTCCAACACTTTTACGACGCCGTCTTTACCCTGTCCACCATTAATGTTAAGAAGATCACCGATCTTGAATCCACCACCGCCATATGCGATGGTCATAGAAGTCAATGATCCAACAACAATTGGAGAATTTGCGGTGTTGCCGTCGTCAGTAATCAAGTCGCCTGTAGCAAACGCGCCACTGACGTCTGATAGATAAATCACATCGATGATCTTATTGTTAACGCGTTTTGTGATAACTGTTTCAACAACACCGGATGCGTTAAACCGATGTGAATAGACGCGCTTACCAAGAAATGTTTTTGAACGTTCTGAAGTGCTGACTTCGATGTACTTTGGCTCTACCCATTTTGAATCGGACAACTTAAAGATGTCAGTGCTCGGGTAGTAAATCTCGATGTCTTCGCCAAAGGCCAACCTCATAAAGAGTTTCAAGCCTTCTTCAGATCCTCTTGATCGATACTGATCGATGATATGCTTTACTAGGAATCGCGTATCAGACGTGCTCAAATAAGGAAAGTCTGCAAGATACTTTTTCTTAAAATGTACTACGAACTCATCAAGAGCAGTATCAACGTCAGTTGTTTCAAATAGATTTCTGTTTCGATATATTGAGTACTTTGGATCGCTTTCTAAAAATTCATAGTACGCTTTTACGAAGGCGATTAGGTTGTCGCCATCCTCACGATAGATCGCTGGAAATTGTGACGCAATGAGTTGCGATATTTGCTTTGGGATGTCTAATGTCATTTAAGCATCGTTATTTTAAGGTCTTGTGGACGAATTGATAGGATTCGAGTCTTTGGCGTAATGATATTTCCGTTGTGAGTAGTACCATATATTTTAATCTTACCTGAATAAGAATCAACCTTTAATCCAGTGATTGCTACATCACCGGTGATATAATCTACTGTTCCTATTCCAACTGCAACATAAATGATCTCACCAGTAGTGCTAATGCTGATTACATTGATTCCGCCAATCGCATCATCTTGAAGATACGCTTGTACACCATTGTAAACGAACGAAGAAGACGTAATTGCTGGAGCTCTCACTGTGGTGTCTGTGTTTGGTCTCAGTTCATTCGCAAAACTAAACTTAAGATTAGTAGAAGAATTAACAAGCGGAGCGATTTCAATTATCGCTCTTACGTATGTTTCATTCGACACTACCGCTGCATCTGTGTTATCGATTGCCGCGACAAATTTAGACGCTTGAAAACTCGATTTGAATGCCTCGAGGTTATTCGTAGAGTACGAGACAATTGTATTATAAACACTTTGGCGTAGATCGGGCTCAGTTTTGCTATAGTTAGTTGCATCATAAGTAACAGTCGTATCTACTTCAACGTACATGTATTCAGCTGATCGAATCAATGCTTCAATACCGATAGCTGATTTAGGAGCTATGTAACTACGATAACGATTTGCGTCGAACGCAGTCATTGGGCGATTCTCTTGATGCTGAATCGACACAATGACCTTGCCGTATTGAGGTGGTACTGCATTCTCTCCACCAAATGCAAGGACTGACTTGATCTCTGGAAACGCAGACTTAAGCAAGATCTCGTAGTCACTTGCTGTAATTGCTCGGTCTTGAACTTGCAGTGCCTTTGGTGCAAAGAACTTGATCGAATCGATCGATTCACGCTCAGCACCGCCTTTTGATATAGACGCCAAACTGACTACTGAATTGTAACCATTTATCGTTGAAGCAGCGGCAAAGCTTGTGATGCCATTGGCTTCTTCACCGGCAGTGATTCGATATTCAACTATAACGATGTTGCCAAGTGTTGGTTCTGTACCATAAGTGTTGTTACCAAATGAAACTTCATAACGATCGCCACCATATGCTTGGATATAGTAAACGTTGTCTGTTGCACCTACACCAAAGATGTTCGTCTTGAGAGTCATCTCTGTGACGTTGGTCGAGGAGATACCTTCACGGACCGTGACTTTGATGCTTGATGTATCAGCAGTGTTGTTCGAAAGAATGTATCTTTGTGAAGGATCGCCATTGACAACGAACGATTCTGTGATATAAGTACCTTCGAAGATGTCTAATCCATACGCGATGTACTTGTTGTTGTACGGATAGACTGTCATTGCTTCTGGGTTATAGAAGTTGTATGTCTGGCTTCCGCAGACAGCCTTGAACTGAGTCTTTGCTGGAATCGTGACAAACGCTGGAGAGTTAGCAACATTGAGTGATACGTTCACAACTGCTTTTGCAGAAGATCTTGAACGTGGTGTGTAATTGATTTCTTTCGCATGTGATACTACTGACTCACGTAGTTGCGCTGAATCAAGGAACATCTCTGCAAATGCCATGTTCGTATAGAAGTTATTTTGGAATGTGTTATACGCCATAACGTCTAACAACACATTCATGTTAGACCCTTCAAAGTCATAGTCTTTGAATCGATCTTGACTTGACAAGAACGTCTTAAGATTTTCTTTGACTTGCAAGAAGTCTAATTCTGTGATCGGTGTATTCGTTGCCATCATCTTACCCTATCGAGCGTGACCGTTAGTACAATTGGTTCTATCTTATTTATTATGTTGAACGTAATAATAATTTGCAAATATAGTGTATCGATGCCATCATATACGTCAACAGAGATAAGATTAGCCCGCGGTTCATAGTTATTGATTACATTTCTGATCAATTCTTTTGAGAACTGAATGTTAGCAGGAGTCACATTATCAAAAAGCATCTTACGTATGTCAGATCCGATTTGTGGTTGAAACAACCTTTCGCCTCTGTCAGTTAAGATTAGATTACGAATAGACTCTTTCACTGCTTCCTCATCGGTTTTACGCGCAAGGTCAAAGTTGACTGGGCTTTGAGTCAGATCTTTATGAAAGTCTGTGTAGATGTCAGATCGTCTTTTACTTATAGGTGTAAGCATGGCTTTTCCTCTTTGTATATTTATGCGCCGAAGACGTTGGTTGAATCAAGCACAACACCACCAGTATCATTGACGCCGGTTGTAGTTGCGCTACTCGATACAAC